ATACACATTACCAGCGGTTACGTTGGTTGTTACTTGTACGTTACTTGAGAATATACCTGTGCTTGCGCCAATATTCCCTACATTGGCATTACCTGTTACAGCCAAAGTTGTATTTGAAGTAACAGTATTAGCAACTAATGCACCTGATAATGATAAACTAGGGAAACTTACAGAACTATTTGCCGTTACAGTATTAGCAGTTAATGTACCTGAAATACTAATATTGTTTACACCAGCGATATTTGATGGTAAATCGACAATAGCAATTTGACTTGAAGTTGTAATTACAGCAGTACCACCTGCATTTGATGAATTGTTTGAACCTGTTCCTACGCTAAGTGTAGTTGTTGAAATTTGAACGCAGGAAATGTTCGCAGAAACAACTACGTTGCCTGTTGGTGCGTTAACGCTGATACCTGCACCCGGGGTCTGATTAACACTTAATACTGCTTGTTGCTCAAGACCAGTAAAAAGTTGTGTGAAATTATCCTGTACCTTTTGGAATGCGGTTCTAATAGCATCTGCGCTTGGGTCGTTTGGGAATGTACCAAAATCAATATTCTGTTGTGCCATATCTAATTACCTTATGTTGTATTTATCGTTTTCGATATAAACATCCCAACCAAAAAAATACCCGTACTAGACGGGTATTTTAATTTATTTTAACAGTCTTATTTAAGACCTGCTAATTTCTTCCAATCGCTGATTGAATCAGTTGATTCGCTAACTTGGCGCTTCAATTGACTTGCAACAACTGGAATTGTTGTTTGACCAGTAGATTTTTGTTTATTCAATCCACCAGCAATAACTTTAGTCATAAAGTCAATATCTTGTTCAAAAGTAGTATCTGATACTGACTTACCAGGACCTGCATCATTAGCCCATTCGTCTAACTTCTTGTCTTTCTTGTCATCATATTCGATATCTTTTTTGACTTTTTTGCCTGCTTTTTCAGCCTTGTCATCGTCTTTACCCTTATGACCTTCGTCATATTCGATGTCTTTAGCAACTTTCTTAGCAGCCTTTTCAGCCCTGTCATCTTTCTCAGCAGTTGATTCTTTACCTTCAATCATTGCTAATTTCTTGTAAAGACTTTCAAAAGCAAAAGATTCTTCTACTGCTTCTTCTTCGCCATCGCATTCGCATGGGTCTTTATGACATGTTGGGCATTCTTTGCCTTCTTCCATATTTTCTTCTTCAAGAGGACCCTTCTTATCTGCAATTGCTAATGCAGTATTGGCTGCGTTGTTACCTTTAGTTGCATTCATTGAGTTTGCTGAACCATTGTCTGGTGGATTATCTTCTGCAACTTTGTACATCATTTGATCTTCTGATTCAACTTCATCGACCATTTCTTTTTCGCAACCGCATGATTCATAAGCCATGCCACATTCGTTACATGCTTCTTCATCAGTACTTTCTTCGTCAGCATAGTCTTCTGAACCAGCATGTGAATGTCCATGATCATCGCCACCTGACATTTTTCTCATTAATGCCATCATACCTTCATGGTCATCAACTACGTCAATCTTTGGCATTGCTGGTTCTAATTCAACAGCGTGTTCACCGGGAACAGTTGCTGGTAAATGTTCGCCATGCTCATCGCCAAACAAACCTAAACCTGCTTGCTTGATGAAAGCAAGTACTTGATCTGCTTCGCTGTCACTTGCATTGATGCTTACTGAATCAGGTGATCCTTGTTGACCTTTACTTACTGAAACTGTTAAGCCTTCGTTAATTGTTTCTGTACTTTCGTTTAATAGGTTGCTTAACTCTTTGTCCCATGATTCAAATGCATATTCGTCAATCTTGCTATCATAGTTTGAGTTATCTGTAAATGTTTTTCCACCTACTGTGAACTTACCACCTTTTGGTGTCTTAGCAAGCGCACCTGTAAATGCATTGCCTTCTTCAACATCGTGGTGCTTTAATTCACGAATAACATTGTTTACCCAAGCACTTACATCACTTGAACCAATTTCTTCTAAATTACTTAAATGACCACAACAATCTTCAACTGCTGACATTACTTTTTCTGGGCCATATTTGCCTAACAAATCAGTATGTTGTCTAATGATACGATTGATAACAGCACTCTTTGCGGCTTCGCTTGAGTCGTGGTCTTCAGTCATACCACCTGCCATTGCTTGACTTGCCATGCCAGAAGTTGTTGCAGCCGGCATTGTGCCTTCTGTTTCCATCATACCTGCACTGCTCATGCCATAGCATTCATCTAGACCTTCTTTGTAGCCAGTGTGATATGCCATGCACTCATCCATGTCATCATAGTTCTTACCACAATGTGGATGACCTTTCAATCCATGTGCTTTACCTTCTAAACGTGCGGCCGCAATTCTATGATTGATACCTTCTTTAACTGCCTTTTTCTTGTCGGCAGCAGCCTTCTTCATTGATTCTTTCTTATTGCCATCTTTGTCTAAGTCTAAGAAATCTGGCTTAGCCTTTTTACCTTCGAAAGCATTTGGATTACGACCAGCGCCTAAGTTTGCGCCTTCTGTGTCAATACCTTGAGTTGAAGCAATATCTGCTTCATCTACTTTACCCCAACCGCTCTTAGCACGAATAGCAAATGCTAATTCTTTCATCTTAGTAAAAGCAGGTGAACCCTTCTTGTGTGGGCCGCTTGCCTTTAACTTGTTATACTGTGATGTTAATTCTGCTTTGGTTTTACCCTTGAACATACCCTTCTTTGCAGGGTTTAGTTTAACACCGCCTTCGATTTTTTCATCTAAATTATCTTCAGCCATTGCTTGTGTTCCTTGTTGATTTTGATTTGATTGTGCAACGCCAGGAGTTGGACCACCAGTTGTAGCAGTTGGAGTTTGACCTGTTGTAACTACACTAATCTTTTTCTGTTGTGCCAAGTTATCAAGTGTAGGGCCTAATGTGTTTTTTAAGTTAGGATCGTTGATAGTAACAATGCCTGCGCCTGCTGGTTTATTGCTACCTTGTTGCATTACAGGAACTGGAGTTGGTGCTTCGTTAAGAAGATTTTTCTCAACATTTTCAATCCAATCTTTCAATGTATGCTTTTTAGAAACTGTACCTACTTCTTTCTTTGGCTTTTTGCCACCCATTGCTTTACTTAAAGCACTGGTATCAAATTTTGTTTCTTCGCTGTCTTTTGCAGGACGACCACGACCACGCTTTGCGACTGGCTCTTTCTTTTCTTCGCCTTCTTCATCAGTATCATACTCTTTACCATACTTACCAGTGTGCTTAACACCAGTTTTAGTTTTTTCAGTAGCCTCTGATAACTGGCTTATTTTTTCTAACATGTCTTTAAAATTCATAATGTGTCGTCCTTAATTAATTAAACCATTGCACCAGTCTTTGGTTTAGGTGGCATTTTAATTTTAGTCATAGGACTCATGTCACCTAACTTCTTATCATCTAAGTATGGCTTGAATGGATCAAATGCATCTGGAGTTTTCTTTCCATCATATTGATAATCAATTTTTGATCCTTTTGCTTGATCCTTGATACTGTCTAAGTATGAACCAGCATATGCTTTACTTGCTGCCTTAGCACCTGCTTCTGTTTCCTCTTCGTGAGTTAACACAGGGCTGTTTTTCATTTGATTGGCGTATTGTTCTGATTCGCTATTGATGCTGTCATCGTACTTGCTATTTACCATGCGAACCATATTGACATTGTATCCTAGCAATTGTGCAATTTGTTGAATCATTGGTTCTGTTGCAGGATAACGGAATTTTGCTTTAATGATAGTAACAGGTTCATTATGAATATCAGGGAACCCATATGGGTCTTTTTGAATTGGCGTGCTTGTTGGTGCAGAGATTTCAACAGGGTCAAACTTATTCAAGTTATACTTGAACATATCTAACCAGTTCTTATCAATCTCACCGGCAATTTTAATAGTGTAATCATATGTATGTACACTTTCGACAATGTATTGTTTGAGGCTCTTCATAATTTATTTCCCGTATACTATATTTATCATTTAGTCTCAGTTTTTGCGCTGAGAACTCTGAGCAATTCGTTGCGATCTAATGACTTACCCTCACCTAATGGGGTGTTTTCGATCTCTTCTGACTTAGCAGCCTGACGTTGATCCAACGCCGCTTTCTTCAACTGTAAGTCAATCATCTTTAACTTTTTATTTAGTTTAGCAGTTTTTGCTGTAATTGCATGACCTAATAAATTACTAGCAACACCAAAGATTTCACTACTAAATCTACTGTCTACTTGCATTCCCAAATCCATCAAGTCTTTATAACTACTTGTTGCTAGGTTTGCCAACTCATCCATTTCAGTATCAGCGGCTTCTAGTCCTCTGACTTGCGGTAATGCTGTTTCAATCTTTTCTAAATTACTAAGTGCTTCTGTAGTAACTTCCTGTGCAATTTCAGGAATGGGCATAGTGAGTTCATTTTTCTCACTTTCAGTCATGTCAAATAATTCTTCAAGTTTTCTGGTCATAAAACTATTTAGTTACTTACGCCCATTCCTAAACAAATCATCCTCTGTAATAACTCTAAATGTAAATCCTTGGCTTTGACAATAGGCCATAGCCGCTTTCCACTTAGCATGATTAATAGCAACTATCATTCTGTCCTTGGCGTTTGCTACTTTGCTTTCAATAAGACTTTGTTTTTTGGGTTTTATCTCTACTACTTCTGCTATCTTTTTGCCGTATTTGTTTTCATACACTACAAAGAAGTCTGGGATATAGTTAGTACGTTTTCCTGTAAAAGGATGTATATAAGGAATTGTCATTGCTTCACTGGCCCAATACAATACGTTCTTGTGTGTGTCGCAAAAGGTCATGAACGTAAGTTCCCAACCTGAACGATATCTAGGCTTGTGTTTGCCTATATACTTTTGTGGTTGAGTTGGAGTAAAAGTTCCTTGTGCCCATTTAGCCATATCATAACACTACGTTTCTTTGAACTGCTTGATTGGGTTGAGGAATATTACCAGTACCGTACATGGCTGCTTTGGCTCTGAATGTGTTTAAGTAGTAACACAATAAGTTATTTGCTTGTAATGTATTATTAGTGCCTTGCAATGCTTCAAGTAATTGTTGTACTGGAATTTTAGTTTGTTGTGCAATACTAAAAAGAAGTGCTGTAAAATTTGCCGCAATAGTATTATTTTGACTAGTACCCTTGAAATAAGAAAATACTAAATCATACTCTGCACCGTTAACATTTAATGTGGTGCTATAGAAGTTATCATAGATTCTTACAGTCTGTGATATACTATCTCTATCGGTTGTTATTGATGAAAAGGCTTGTTGCATAATACTATTTAGTCAAATAATATTATGGTCCTAAGAAGTCAGCATCGCTAGTTGGATCCAAATAATCTGCTTCATTTTCACCTGTGTAATCTAATGTTAAATCTGCACTATTATTTTGTTGACCTGCAAGAGGTTCATTAGTGATTGGAGTCGGTGATGTTGCACCATTGATAACTGGATAGTTTGCAGTACCTGTACCATAAGTACTACCAGTAGACCCTAATGACGGAATGTTAAATGATACGTTTCTAGTACTAGATGCAGATGTTACACCTGCGGTAGCGGCAACTGCACCTGCATTTAGTGCGGCTGAAGGGTCTGGGTTAGGTGGAGAATATAAAGACGCATACGAAACACCTGCAGTTTGTGCGGCTGCTAATGTGCTTCCTGCAGGTTGTTGTGTTAATGCGCCACCCAGTGAAGGTACTAAACCACCTTGTCCAAGTGCATATTGGTTTGCACCTGCTGCCATAATAGGACTTGGAGTTGTATCGTAATTTGCAGTTTGACCAAAACCACCAGGAATAATATTGCTTGGATCTTGACCATCAAGATGACCGTAATCATATGTTACAGTTTCGTAGTCAAAGGTCATTTTATTTTGCATGATACCATTAGTTTCATTATAACTATAATTATCATGTGAAAAATTAGTAATTAATGGGTTAATAAATGTATAGGCAGTAAAATTGTGTTGGTTGAATCCAAATACAGTAATACTATCAAAAAACGGAATCTTTTTTTGTGTGCCATTTGGATAAGTACCATCATAACCCCAACCATTATCTCCACCTATATTGTTATCATAAATGTTTCTTTGATTGTAATTAATTGCACCACCGTTACCACCTCTTGCACCATTGAATTGTGCATTCACATTTAAACTGTCTTGATAGTAATATTGATAATATGCTTGCCACATACCATTAATAGTATCACCATTGTCATCATGGAAACTTACTTCAACTGGATCGTACTTAATTTTTGTTTGTACGATTCTTTTTCTATTGTATTGATTAAGTTGATGTGTAGTAATATTAAAACTTGGTAGTTTAATATCTTTAACTAATAGTCCATAACTACTTGTGGGAAGTACATTTGTACCACTGCGGCCGCCATTAAAAAATTGCATTGCCTCGGTATTAATTTTAAAATATGTATGAAATAGATATTTGAATTTAGGAGCATTCTGATAAGAATTAGTCCTAAAGATTTTGCTTGCATGGGTGTAATCACGCAAGTATTCGCCAAAATAGGAGCCAGTTTGAGTTCTTGGACCAGAGTAGCCTGTACCATTAAGTACAGACCCTCCGACCAAAGATTCAAGTGCGCCTACTGCGGCGTTTACTAAAAGGTTCTGATTAAACCCTGACATTTTTACTCAGTATTACTGACCGATACCAGTTACTGATGAACCTGTCTGATTTTGTAGACCAGGTGTACCAACACCAGAACCAAGCGGTGCTTGAATTGCGTTATCATAACGTAATGTTAATGCGATTGTTACCGCATCACTTGTACCGTAGTTCAATGTTTGATAGTTAACCTGTTGGATATAACATCCATACAATTCCCAAGTTTCTAACACAGCAGGAACAGCAGTGCCGTTACCACCATCAAGAATTTGAATGTTAGTTTGGAATTTGTAGTCTTGACCAGTAGCCGCTGAAGCCTGCTCAACAAAGTCGAATTGCTTCTGAATTTGTGAACCAACTGCAAGTGAAACTGAACCAGATGCATCATCACGAATGTTGATTGCAAGAGTTTGCCATTTTGGTTTACCTGCTAGATACATTGTTGAGTTATATACGTTTAATGTAATATCGTCAAATTGTACTTGCGGTCTTGCGCAATCGATAACTTGTTTAGTCAAACTTAGACCCTGTGTTGCGCTTGCACCAAAATTTAGAAAGTCAACTCTGAATCTAAATTGTAGTTTAGGCATCAACAGACCTTGGTTGCCGCCTGATGTATCTCCTGCGACTGTCATGTTGAACAATGATTGTGAGGCTGTTGCCATTTTTTATCTCCTATATATGTATTTATCACTTAATGATGCCCCTTGCGGGGCATCATTATTATTACTTACTGCCACCTTGGCCACCTAATGTACCTGTTGCCAAGATACGTACTGGGATATAGATGAACTCGACTGCCTTCACAGGTTCGATTGCAACGTCTACCCAAAGTTCGTTAGCATCAATTGTTGCAGGAGTATTGTTACTGTTGTCACAAACTACCAAGTAGTCATAGACACCACGTTTTGCTACTAAATCAGCAAGCAATGTTTGAACAACACCTGAAATCTGACTTCTTGTCAATGCATCATTAGGTTCAAAGATGAACGGTCTTGCTGCAATCGCCAAGTTGTATCTTAGATAGCAAATCAGTCTTCCAACGTTAATTCTATCTAATGCAGATTGTGATGCATAACTTGAAATGTTACCAAAACTTAGTAAACCGTTACCAGTAAAGAATACTAGTGGGTTAATGTTGTTAGTATACAATACATCTCTGATACCTTGATTTGTTTTAACAGTTACAAAGTTACCTGTTGTAGTGTCAATATAGCCAATGTTAGTTGCATTGTCAATGATACCACGGCGTGTACCTGCTGCCGCTAACCAAGGATAAGCAATTTGGTCATTTCTTAAGAATGTTCTCAACATCATGTATGATGGGGGAACTGCTACTAAGTTACCTTGCAAGTCGTCAGTAATACCACTTGGATAGAATAGACCCAAGTATGTGTTACGTGTTACGCAACCTTTTACACTTGTTGATGTAGCACCTGCCGCATTGTTTGCCCATGCCGCAATTGCTGTACCATTAGCAGGTAATGTCATTGGAGTATCACCAACGATGAATGCTGTGTCGCCGCGATCATCATTCAATGTTACCATATCTGGTTGCAATTCGCAATAGTTTGGTGCTGCCATTAAGTTGAAGAAGTTATCTTCATCTCTGATCGCTTGGTTAGTTGAAATTGTTGCTCTCATAGCAGTAACAACCATGTTACGTTGTGCGGCTGCACCCATGTAAGGTACGCCTGTTCCTGCATCAGCACCTGATACTGATAACCATGTATCATGATATGTTGGCAAGTCTTGATCAGGGAAGCTGTCACTATTGAAATAGTTTGAACGATACTGTTTAACGTTATAACCTGAACGTCTTGTGTTGAACAACAATGTTCCTACTGGATATAAGTTAGCATCTGGAGCATCTAAGTCTAAGTAGTTGCTCATTAACAAACTTGCAATTGTTGGGATCGGATCATCAACTGGACTTGTATCACCGTTAGTTGCCCAACGTGCATCAGCAAACACAATACCTTGTGAATTTACATGGTCTGTATTATCGATTAATACCCATTGATCAACACTGTTGACTGATTGCCAACGACTGATTAATGGATAATTTACTAGGTCTAATGTGTTAACCCAAAGATCACCATAAGCAAGAGCAGTTACGCCATCACTTTGTGTTGTTGGTGGAAGTGCAGAACAGATAGGACCATTTGGATCAGTTGTGTTTGAACCAGTTGTTGGGAAACCATTCAAGTCATAGTTACTATTACCATAACCCTTCCAACCTGTTGTTGTATTAACCATGATGTCAACTTGGTCAACTACTGAGAAGAACCAATTTGTAGCATCTGCTGGGGCCGCTACTGGAGCACCAAAACTTGGTGTCATGCTAAACTCTACCCAGTTTGAGATTTGTAGGTTGTAAGTTTCATCGCCTGTACCAGAAACATATGTTAATCCTGTTACACCGCCACCGCCACTTACTGATACTACTTTAACAACTAAGTCGTTTGCTGGGTGATTGCCACCTAATACAGCACCACTGAATGTTACTGTGTCACCTACTGCATAGCCTGAACCTGCTGATGCAAAAGTTGATGGTGAAACATTATAAATTGTGTTGTTGTTAATCACATTGATTTGCAATCCAGTACCAACACCTGAAGTTGATAACTGAGTTGGTGTGAAAGCAATACCTGTATTGTATTGACTCAAGTTAGTTGTTACGAACG